CTGCCGCTTGGCGTTCTCAAGCTCGTTTGCCACCACCCGCTTGGCCTGCTCCACGAGCGCTTGCTGCGCTTGGCCGTGGTTGTTCTGGAGCTTCTTGTTTTCTTCCAGCAGTTGCTGGGCCAGACGCACCGCCTCTTCGCGCTCGCGCAGTGCAGCTTCCTTGGCCCGACGCTCTTCGTGGTATCCCTTGGAGAAGTGCTGGATGCGCTTCTTGACGTTCTCGGAGTACGAGGCAAGCTCGTCGTCGGTGACTTCGGCCGGGGGTTCCTTCATCGGCGCGCGGTTGCGGTCCGACTCCGGGGTGTCGTCAACGACCTCGATCTCGGCATCTCCCTCCACGACAACCTGAATGTCGTCGTCTTTGGCGGTCTGCTCGTCGGGGAACTTGTAGTCGGCTTTCTCGAATTCAGGCATCACGGCTCCTTACACGCGGCTGATGCCACGGGGGTCTTCGACCACGGCTTGCACGGAATCATCGTTGATCATCCGGAACTCCTTGCCGTGAATCTTGATCCGGGTGCCGGTGTTGGGCCGCACGAGCACGAAATCGCCCACCTTGCATGACGGCCCGCTGGGGAACCGCGTTTTGTCCTTGTATGCATCCGGACCCACCTTGACCACGAACAGCACAGGCGACAGCACCTCTTCGAAATGCACCGTCTGGCCGGCCTTCACCAGCCCGCTGTCGTACTCTTCACTGATGTCAGGCAGCACACACAGCAGGTGATAAGTCGCAGGTTCCGGCAGTTGCTTGGCCCTCTCCTCGGCTGTTTGCGGCAATGCCGTGGCGTTGGTGCCATCCTGACTGATAAGAAGCTCACTCATCTTCAAATTGCTCCAGCTTTCGCACGAGGTCTATGATGTGGACATGGGCAACGGAGAGACCCCGGATCTCGCCGCACATGAATCGGTATTCCGCGAAATCTTTCGCGGCACCACTGACAAGGGCGTTAGTCAACGCATCACGCCGCGTGTCTAGTTCTTTAAGGACAACGTCAAGGACGGTGGTCGCCACGATCAATCCTTCCGGGGTTGCGCCGGCCTGTTAACTGCCTGCATCGCTTTCTGCGCAGCCTGCGCAGCCTGAGTCCGAGCCTTGACCGCCGCCGCCTGCTGGGTGTGCTGCATCTTCTGGCGATGCATCTGCTCCTTGTGCTGCATGTCTTGCTGGGCCATCGCAGCCTTCAGGCGCGGGTCTTCACCCTGCTTGTTGCGGGCCTCCAGCATCAGGCGCTGAGCCTCAAGCTGCAGCTTTTGCTGCGCGATCTCGTAATCACGCTGGCTGTCCTGATCCTTGAGTTGAAGTTCTTGCTGTTTGAGTTGAAGCTCCGCCTGCTGCATCTGCACCAGAGGATCTTGGGCTTGCTGCTGCGCCTGCGCCGCTTGGGCTTTCTGCACGTTGCTTTGCAGTAGCTGTTGCGCTGCCTGCGCCACCAGCCGGGACAGTTGCACCTCGATCTGGGGGTCAAGCTCGGCATCCGGTGCGGTCATGGGCACGCCAAGCTGCTGCTCGATCTGGCTGCGGTACTCAAACGCCATGTGCTCGGCCACGTGCGCCATGATCGCCGCGCCCATCTGCTGGGCCATCGGAGACTGTCCGATCATCTGCATCACCATGGGGTCTTGCAGCAGTGACATGTGCGTGGCGATGTGCGCCCGGTGGTCCTGATAGATGAAGGCTTTGGTGGGCTTACCCGTCAGGAACGACATGTTCTCGCTGACCGGATCGCGGGGCGTCTGGTCATCTTCCACCGGCACGAGCTTCTCGGCGTTCTTGATACCCAGCACCTCCAGCATCTGGCGGTGCAACTGCGGCAGGTCGTAGATCTGTGGCGCGCCTTGGGCCAACTGCAACGCGGCTTGGTACTGCATGATCCGCTGAGCCATGGTCGAGGCGTTGGGATCACTTACCGGGATGACCTCCACGAGGTCATAATCACCTTGCTTAGCCGCGCGGTCCCCGCCCATCGGGACGTATGAGTAGTTCTCGGGCATATAGTCGCGGATAATCTGCTTTAGGAGTTTGAACTCCATCTTCAGGCTGGCGTGCACCCGGGCCTGCACCGCGCTCATCGTCTTCAGTTGCCGCTCAAGCAGGGCAAGTGTCGTGCCCACCGGGGCCTGCGCAGACATATCCGAGAACTTCAGGTCTGCAATCGCAGCCAACCTGCGCCCATCGTCGGTGATCTTCTCAAGCAGCGCCGCCAGAACCTGTGACGGCTCCTTGTACGGCAGGTGCGTGATGTTGTCGCGCAGCGTACCCGACGGGATGTCCACATCCCGAAACTCACCCGGCGCAATAGGCGTGTCGTCGCCCTTGATACGCAGTCCCCGGGTCTTCAGCCCCCCGGGCAGATTAGAGAGTGTGCCTGCGTCGATAAGTTGACGGATAAGTGAGGTGCCCGCCCGCGCGTAGCCACCGATGATGTGGATAAACCCGAGCCCGTACGCCCCGAAGCCCGGGACGTAGTTGTACTGCACGAAGTGCTGACGTTTCAGGTGACGCTCGTCACCTTCTTCCCAGTTGCGCCGGATAGCCAGCACCTTCTGGGTACCACGCTCAATGGTAATGATGTACGGATAGGCAACACCGTCATCGCTCTCGTAACCCGGCAGGTCGTAGTCTGCGTGGACCTCAAGAATCTGATACCGCTCGTCGTCGGTAATGGTGTAGCCCTGCTCCTCGGCCTTCTTTTTCTCGATGTCGGTGAAATTGCGCACCGGCTCGCCAAGCTCGACCTCGCGGTAGAAGCCCACCGACATCAGCTTCTTGACCTCGTTTTCGGTCTTGCGCATCACGTGGGTGGCGCGCTCGGCGTTGTAGATGTTGGACGCCCCGTAAGGCATGATAATGTCTTCGGCTGCGATGTACATCGCAACCTGCCGACGCAGCGTGGGGTCGTAATACACCTTCTTGAACGCACTTCCGGCCAGCCCGAGGCTGTAGAGCAGGCGCTCATGCTCGGGGCGATACTCGATCATCTCGTCGGTGAGCCGGTAGTTCATGTCCTCGCGGACGCGCTCTGCGGCATCCTCGTTCTCGGGCGTCACCTCCCCAACGATCAACGTCTTGACCGGGCCTTGTGCGGGGAATGTTTCCGTGATCATCTCGGACTGGAACCGGATAGCCGCCTCGGTCAGCAGCGGGGAGTACACCCCACATGCACCCATCCACGGCTCGGCGCGCTCCTCGTACTTCATACCGAGAACTTCCAGACCCTTGACGTACGCATCGCTCCAGTCCTTGCGACTGGTGATGTCGGCATCCACAAGCTCGATCAGATCCGAAGCGAGGGTCGCAAGCTGCGACTCGTCCATGAACTCCGCGAGGTTGGCATCGAACTCCTCGTCCCCAATCTCAGGCTCCGGCTCAAGCTGGATCTCCAGCCCGTCGATACCAATCGACATGCTCTCGGGGTCTTCAACCTCGATCTCGATGACCGGCTCGTCACCCCCCTCAAACTCAGCCTCGGTCAGGCCCATGGGCAGGGAGGCGAGGCTCTTGTCGATGTTGATAGCCATAATATGCTTTCTTTAAGGTCAGTAGTAAGCGGCGCGGCGGTGGCTGCGGAAGAACCGAGGCTCGTCTTTCTCGTCGCTGGGCAGGCGGATGAATCCGCCTTGACGAAATCGCAGCAGCGCCATTACCGTGGAGTCCACCAAGTCGTCGTGACTCATGAACGGGAATCCCGCAATCTCCTCCACGACCTCTTCCGCCCATCGCGTCTGAGGCACCCAGCACAGCCCGGACATCACGATGTCGGCCACGGAGTTCAACCGCGCGAGCTTATCACCGGTTCCCCTGTGGGGGGTGTAGTCTTGCACCGGGATGCCTGCACGCCGTAACTCCTGATAGAGCGGCGTGCCCGAAGACTTCTTCTCCACGATGAACGCATCGGGCGTCCATTCTTTCCACTGCTCCATGGCGCACTGCTTGAGTTCCGGAAACTCCATGCGTCGCTTGATCGCGTTGAGCAGGATGATCTCGTAGCGGTCCGAGTTCTCGTTCAGGAAGACGCCCCACGTGGTGATGGCTGTGAAGTCCGAGCGGGTGTTGATCTCGGCGGCGGCATCCAGACTCATGATGATGTATTCGCACGGGGGCGGGTTCTCGTCCTTCCACTCCTGCCACCACTCGCGCTTGATGACCGCAGCCTCTTGGGCTGTCGGGTTTTGCTGGAACTGCGCGTTCCACTGGAACAGTGGCATCGACGCTTTGGTGCGATGCAGTGCCTTCAGATCAAAGAACTCAGGCCATAGCGGCTTCTCGACCGTTTTCCCATCAACCGTGGACTCGAATATGGCCGGGAACTCAACAACCTCGTACTGATCGGCGTCGTTGTTTGTTGCCATATCGCGCGTAACGCGCCCAGTGAGATCGTCCTGATGCCATCTGGTTTGAACGATTGCTATCCTACCACCGGGCATCAGGCGGGTGCGGGCACCGAATGTAAACCACTCGTAAGCCTTCTCGAACACCCCGAAGTTGCCGTTGATGATGTCTTGCTCGTTGTGGGGGTCATCGACCAGCAGGAGATCTGCACCCCGACCCGCCAGCGCGGAGCCCACGCCCGTGGCGTAGTACTCACCCCCGAAGTTTGTGTTCCACCGACCCGCCGACTTGCTGTCCGCCGCTAGCGTCACTGTCGGGAACACTTTTTTGTAAGCATCATTGTCGATGATGTTTCGCACCTTGCGGCCAAAGTCCACCGCCAGATCGGCGGTGTGCGACACCATCAGCACCTTCTTGTTGGGGTACTTGCCGATGAACCACGCGGGGAAATAGATTGACACAAGCTGGGACTTGCCGTGCCTCGGGGGCATGTTGACGCACACCCGGTCCTTGTCCCCCGCAGCGATGTTCATCAGCAGGTTTGCCAGAATCCTGTGATGCTTGCCGACCTTGTAGTCGGGCTGCATGTGCTTGCAGAACTCGATCAGATCGTTCTGGCAGAGGGTGGCATCCACCCTTTCCTCCAGCGTGGAGGCGATTTTCAGGATTTCCTCACGCTCAACCTCGGAAAACGAGTCCAGATTGTCCAACAACGCCTGAATTTCTTCTGGCGTGAACTCGATTTCGGCCGTTTCACTCATCTGCACCCCTGTTTTCGGGGGTTTCGACGTCTTCTGCGACGTAAATCGTGCGTTTTGCACCCTCGGAAGGGGGTTTCAGGCCCAATTCCGCGTCAACATCGATGGTTTCGTCGCCCAACTGCACCGGTTTGAGCAGTTTTGACAGCTTGGACTTCAACTTGGCACGCAGTTCGTCCGTACTCTGGTGGGTTACGGTGACTTCTGAGCGCTCGGTGAACAACCCAACGTCGGAAATCTTGCCCAGAAGCTCCAATGCACGGATGCGGATGCGTGGGTCGGGGTTGCGTGACTCCTCGATCAGCCGATTGGTGACCATGTGCCGTAGTTCAACGGCGTGCTGCACCACTTTCTGGCCGTACTCGTCCAGATAGCTGCGAAGTTCGCGCAGGGAGGCCGGCGTCAGGGATGACGCACGGGGTAGATTCACGTGCTCGCTAGTGCCCCCGGGGTCCGATACGTAGGAAGTCAGCAGCGTAGCCGCTACCTCGCGGTCCTCGTCCGTCGTCGGAAACTGCACCCCTTGTGATTCCAGAAGCGCGATGGACTCGCACGCGGCCCGAGCGCGGGCGCGCAGGTCTACATAGGCCACGTCGGGCGGGATCTCGATGTCGAGATCGACGGAAACGTCAAGTGTCATGCAGGAACCACGCAAGCCGGTAAAGGCCGGCCGAATGGGCGCAATGTAGCACGTGTTTTTGGGAATGCATAGCAAGAATTTGCACCCGGGGGTTGGGACTCCTGACGGGGGGTGTTCCTATATAGAGGGGGTGGGGTGCGGTTACGCCGGCAAGATTTTTTGTACGTGGGGGAAGATACGGTAAAAAAGTTATACGTAGGGTTTTGGGGTTGGGTCACTTTTGTGACTGGGGCGTCGTTTGAGTGGAATAGCAACCCTACACGCGCGATGGGACCCGCTGACAATATGCCCCTCCCCCCTCCCGGTGGGGTCGCGCCACCCAGCCGCCGAAATGTTACAGCGCTTTATAACACGTTGCTATTCCCTTGCAGACCGTGCCATGTCATGCCATACTTTGTCTGCCGGTTGCCGATGCGTCCCGTGTCAGCCCGGCGCTCTCTGATCGGAAGGGATCAAACCATGTCCAAGCAAACCACCACCAAGGCGACCACGTTCGCTGCCGTGATCCTGTCGAAAGACGTCACTCTGGCGCCAGAAACCGTAGCGCAGGTCGTCAGCGTTATCGACGCCGATTCGAAGCTCCGCAAGCGGTGGCTTGCGGCGGCCGACACGCTCCGGGCTTCCGGCGTGACGTCGGAATTCATGAAGTCGAGCACGGAGGCCCGTAAGGCCTTCATGTCCGGCGTGGTGCTGCTGTCGTTCACTCGGACAGAGCAGGCCATCATGGCCAAGTCCAGCGACGCGTGCGACGAAGATGAGAAGGTGGCCCGCCGGGTGATCCGGCAGGAAATGGGAGCAAAGTACGATTCTGTGATCAAGTACATCGTCCGGGCCGAGAAGGCCGAGACGATGACGGAAGAAGAGAGGGGTGCTCAGGCCCGCGCGTCAATCAGTACCAGACTGCGCAAAGACTTGACTGCATGGGTCGGCAGGATCGAGAAGGCGGAGGCAGTAGACTTCCCCGCCGTTGAAATGATCAAGGCCATCAAGTCGGCCATCGTCTTGATCAAGTAAAAGCACTAGGGGTCCGGACGATCCGGACCCCGCAACCTAAACCCCGCTTCGGCGGGGCTTTTTTTCGTCCATCGATTCTGCACCCTGCCTGCCCGGGCGGGGCGTGATACCAGTGCCAGCAGCAGCGACGAGCAGCACCACGCGCAGCGGTGAGCCCCACGCCAGAACAACGCACCGTGCCCCACCAACCAACTAAACCCACCTCGTGTTATAGAGCTCTATAACAAGTTGAAACCAGTGCCAGCAGCAGCGGCGAGCAGCGTGGAGTCCATCAACCACGGAACGTGTTATAGAGCTCTATAACAAGTTCGCTTCATACCCCACCACAACAGTACGATTCTTAGCCTTGCTGAACTGTACGGTACACATCGAGGTGAAGTGTACGTTTCTGAACTGTACGGTTTTGCGGGCGGAAGGCTCGTACGGTTTTTAAAGAGTTCGATTGTACCTACTGTTCGCTTTTTTTTAGGGTATGAGGGGGGGGGTAAATTCTCCGGCACCCGAACGTACACTTCCGAACACTCGCACCGACTGTTCGCTCTCATTTTTTCGCCTAAAAGGTACTGGTAGACTTTTTTTAAACCTAACTTAGAGAACAGTCCTTATAAATCAGGAAGGTGCAGCGTACACTACACAGAACACTTCAGTACACTTCAGTACACTATGCCTTTCACCACAAACAGCGGTGCATATCACCAAACCCTCATCAAATAGCAAGCGTACAGTTCTCGCAAGCCCGAAACGTACAGCCCCACCCACCATAATTCCGAACAGTAACAGTCCCGGCGAGCCTCGGAGCGTACAGTTGACCCAGACCCAACA